AAATTATTTCGTAGGTTGTCATAGGGTTATTAAAGAATCTCAATGCCACTTTCTTTTAAGGCATCTAAAGATTTCTTACTAATTTTAATTGTTACTTTTTCATCTTCTTCTAAATCAAGTTTGAAGTCAATAATACTTTCAACAACTTCTTTATCAAATTCAGGAATTTCAGCTAATTGTTTCCATTGTTTTGTAGTTACTTTTTTCCATTCATCTGACCAACTATTTTTATTTAATTCCAATTTCAAATCTTTTAGAATTTCTTTTACAATTTTATTAATTTCATTCCACCTATCTTTTGTAACAGACTTATTAAAGACGTAACAATTTTTCTGATAACCAATTCCTTTAGATTCATATTTTCCTTCTCCTAAACAAAATATCATTTTTTCTGACATTTTTAACCCTCCAGAATACTTGCAGGAATCGCAGGAATTGCAGGAATCGCAGTAATTGCAGTAATTGCAGGAATTGCAGAAATTGCAGGAATTGCAGAAATTGCAGGAATTGCAGGAATTGCAGGAATTGCAGGAATTGCAGGAAACGCAGGAATTGCAGTTAATTAAATTGTTTGAATTTTTATTTTCCATAAATTTAATCCTTAATCTTTAAGTAAATTATTATCCAGACTGGTAGTAGCATAATCGCCACTCCAATTATTGTTATTATTGTTTGTTGCATTATCTCTTATTAATTATTTACTTAAATCTAATGGGGTGCTTTGCCTCGTCCACCAACTACCCAGCGAGGCTAAGAGACACATAATGTGTTTCGTTCCTGCGAACTCATCAGTCTTAGACGGGTAGCCTAACGTTCCTATTCACAACACCCCTAATAGGACTCAGATTTCAATAAACAACTAATCTCAACTCGCTAGAGGCTACCACACAATGTGTGGTTCTAAGTGGAAGGAGGTGAATCCTTGTTAGGAGGTTTAGTCCTTTAAAGAACAATTCCTATAACGAGTTGGGGTTAATTACTGTCCTAGGGAAAGGTTTTTATTCGCCTTCCCCCCACAGACATTTCCCTCATAATGAGTATTTAAACCTATTTATGGGTTTTAATTAGACCAAGACCCAGACCGAGACCCAGACCAAGACCCAGACCGAGACCCAGACCGAGACCGAGACCAAGACTGAGACCAAGACCGAGACCCAGACCCAGACCAAGACCAAGACCGAGACCCAGACCGAGACCCAGACCAAGGTGATAAACTATAAGTATTAATCAAAAACATATCTTACCATTTTAATTTATAAAATGATTCAATAGCTTGACGCATTACATAACAATTTTTTGGAAGTTTTTGCTTATCATCTGCTGCTTTAGCATCATATTGTCCAGTTTCAAATACTACACTAGCATCTTCTAATTCAATGTAAGTACCATTAATTGATTTAACTTTTCCGTGATAAATGTATCTAGCACATTGAAAAAGATAAGTTTCTCCAATCAAATCTTCTAAATTATTTATCTCTTTTACTTGGATTTCAGACCCAAGTTGGTCTTTGATTTTTTCGAGTGTTTCATCACTCACTTCGATTGTTGGCATAAGTTTTTTTATTTAATTAATTACCTCTATATTTAAAGTTCTTTTTCCCCAGTTAAGTGCGTCTGTCTTATGCTCAAACCAAATATCAAACACCTCGCACCCGTATCTACTATTCATTCTGTCTTCAACGACGTAAGTTCTCTCACCAATTCGTACGAGAATGCCGAAAGGCTGACAATTATTAGCAACAATGTTACCACCATTATGCAAATCATAGCCACTGGCAGTAATAAAAGGCGAATCGTCACATTGCCCAACTTCACTATTATAGCCATAGACTGTCGCTTCAATGATTGTTGTTTTTTCATAGTCACACACGACACTTTGCAGGGTGCAGGGATCGGGAAATGCAAGTGCCATAATAATTAATAGTAAGGTCATATGTTATTTAATTTGTTTATATAAATTATTAACAATAAAACTAAATTTCTCAGCTACCATTTCTCGTTCATTTTCTATATAAATTGGTTCAACGTATCTTGAATGAGCTAATTCATTAAATTGCCAATCAATTATATGCCAAGCCTCGTGAAGAAGATAAAGTCTAATATAATTAAAATCTTTTTCTTCATATAATTGTCTACCTCCTTTTCTAACAAATAAAGTTATTTGATTATAAGGATAATGAGATTTAATACTAAAAGTTTTTTCTTCATCTTCACTATCAGCTTCTTGTTCTTCATAAATTACAGTTATTTTATAGCTTTTTAATTGACAAATATCTAAAATAACATTTGAAAAATAATCTGCAAACCATTTTAACATTTCTTTTTCTTGTTTTTTATTCATATTATTATTTATTTATTATATATCTCTATGTCAAACGATACTTTATTATCTAAACTCTTTTTAACATCTTCATCAATAGTTCCCTTAACTATTAGTGATAGGTAGACGTTCTTCTTTAAGTGGTTGGCTCTTAAAATTCTACCTTTCATTTGTTTATAGTTTTTAAAACTGAAGTCGTATGAGTAAAACACCATTAATGGGTATGACCATATCTTATCATTCCCCTCTGAACAAGCGGCGTTCATTAAAAGTATACTTTCTTCTTTTGCATTCTCTCTTATAGATATTTCATTTTTATTCTTTGTCTCACCATTTATTATGGTACCACCTATTTCTTTTTGTATTGTTTCAAGTTCAGCATTATATCTACAAACAACTATTACTTTTTTGTGTTCTTTGCAGATGTCTTTGAGTCGTTCGAGTTTTTCACTTTTATAATATTTTGTATCTGTATATCCGTCTCCCTTCCTTGTTCCTCCACAGACTTGATGAATAGCTGTCCACTTGACGATATGATTGGTTTCTTCAGACTTGATAACATTGATAGCTCTTCGCTGGTCAACTGTAAGTCCGAAGTATTCTGTTTGGTAGATTTGTTCGGGGACATCGACGCAGTCTTGGAGTTTGACGGTGTTTCCGATGGTGGCAACGAGCTTTGCGATTTGGGGTTCGATTCCTTTTTTGACCATAGGGATATAACGAGAACCCATACGCACATTAGTAAAGTAGCTATCAAAAAACTTTCTATAGTTCCAGTTATAACCAAGGATACGAGCAAGGCAGTAAATATTAAATGGAGTACTAAGATAAGGAGTAGCAGTTAGAAGGTAAATATATTGTGGGTTGTGTTTTTTGACATATTTTATTAATGATTTATGCATCTGACTTTTGATGCCTGAGAAGTAATGTGCTTCGTCTATTATTAGGCAGTTAACTTTTCTATAATCTTTCCAGTCTTTTCTAAATTCCTCTTTACTAACTACACTTATGAAACCACCTGTCTGTTCAATCCATTGTTCTTTAATGCTCTTAGGACATACTACAATTATATCTAATTCATCAGAAGAATTTTTATGAGCCAATCGTATCGCTGCAAGTGTCTTGCCTGTTCCACATTCCCACGCCAGTAAATGTTTATCTGGGGCGAGGTCTACGAGTTGTTGTTGATGTTTGTAGAGTTTCATCTCCCTGCTATTATTTTATTACGTTTGACTTCTACCCCTGGAATTATGTTGCAGGGTTTGAGGGCATCAGCTCGTAGGGCTACCATATCTATTACCCAATATTTCTTAGGGACTAACTTTTCATCTGTAATTATCACTTCTTTATTTGTTCTAAAGTGTATATTGCCTTTTAGTTTTTCTTCTAGATAAGATATTTTTTTAATCTCTTCGTGTATTTCATTATTTTGTCTTCCAGGTACTAACTTATTCTGTAACTCTCTTCTTTTTTTAATTTTATCCGCTTCTATCACATCTGAATATACTACTATTTTCTTCTCTAACGTTTCACAAGTGTCTTTCAGGAGGCTCTCAAGGGGCTTGTAGTCCAACCTAATCAGTCTTAAGGACTCATTTATAGGTTTAGTCTTTGCTTCTTTATGTTCTTTAATTTTTTTTGAAACCTGCTTAATGTTGGATAATATCTGACTACCCTCGTCAAAGGTAAATTTGTCAGTTATCTTATGTTCGTTAGCCGTCTTAGCTATCGCTGTTGTTTTAGTTTGTAGTTCTGTGTTCATAATTTTATTATTCAGACTGGGAGAGATGGTGTAGTCACTATGAGTGAATGTACATCACCCACTGCTCGCACCTCTCCCAGACTTGAATATTACTTACTCAAAGCTCTCTGGCATTGCGTCTTCTGTAGCTACTTCAAACGATTCATCTTTTTCACCTACATACGGTACGATACTTTTGGCGGCGTTGTAGCCCTTAACCTTTGCAGGGATTTCCTCTTTGAATAGTAATCCTACTACCATACCTGGCTCTACGTTCTTTAGTCTGTCGTTGACGAAGGAATTTTCTTTCTTAACTCCTACGTTCCAGAGTTCACCGTCTTCGGTGTTCTTGATGACGTATACGATTTGAGCTGGGAATTGATCTTGTCCAGCTTTCTCGTACTTCTCTGTTAGTGTTCCTTTGATTTTGTCCCCTACTTTTTCAAACTTGAACCAGTTTGATTGTGGGATATTCTCGTCTGAGAATAGTTCGTCTTTTGCCATAGTGTTTAATGTTTAATCTTTAGGCTTTAATATGTCAACGAGTTATATTAATTTACGAGCTATATCGTTTATTTCATCTAAAGCTTTTGTTAGCTTTTCAACTTTATCTTTTAAATCATTAATTTCATCTTCAAATTCGTCGCATTGTTTACAATCTTCCATAGTTGTTAGTCGTTATTATTTATCGCATTGACTTCTTGGTTGATGTAATCCTCTCGACTGTGGTCAGCCGAATAGTCGTCATAGGCATACTGGTCTTCTTTTGTAATTTCGTCATTCATATATTTAAATTTAATTGTTTAGTATTATCAGAAATGCCTTGTTCTATATTTTGTGTCTGTTGCATTGTACCTTCGTATCCACAACTTACACACCACACCCAATTCCTAGCGTCTTTAGGACTTGCGATGGCTTGTGCACCGCATTGTGGGCAAGTTTTGTCGAAGGGTAGGGACATATTATTTATATATTGCTATTAGTAAGGTTACCCAACTTGCTATTGCACAGACCAGCATAAATTGAAAGTCTAAGTTGCGGGACTTTATTGTTTGTAATTGTTTCCACGTTGTTTGGTACTTTTTCATATGCTATTCCCCCCCCCATACCACCTTGCCACCTGTTATGGTTACAGTGATGCCTAATTTATTAAGTTTAAGTACTGTGTCTATGTTGAAGTTGCAATTTGTGTTCGCTATCCGCCATAGGTTACCATAATGTAGTCCTGTCTCCTTGCACACGCTGTAGAGCGATCTGTCCTTTGATTTTAGTAATTCTTTGAGTGTCATTTTGTTTGGTTATTTCTTTAACTTACTATCAGTATACGCTACATATTATATACTGTCAAGGGTATAGGTGTGGATAACTATAATAGCTTCTTCTGTTTAGATTGACTTAGACGTGCCTTTATTATGTTTATATATTCTTCTTCTCGTTCTATTAGTATGAAGTCCCGCCCTGTATTCTGACACGCTACTCCTGTTGTACCTGAACCCGCGAACGGATCGAGGACACATCCTGAGTCCTCAACATTACACGCCATACGGTGTTGAGTTCTACTACCTGCAAATATAAGGGCAGTACCCCCTGGTTTTAACACCCTTAGACATTCCTGCCAAATAGCTACACTAGGCACATCATAGTCCCATTTCTTACCCATAAAGCTAAGACCATAGGGTGGGTCAGTTATTATGGTGTCGACAGAGTTGTCAGGTAGCTTATCTAATTGTATTATGCAGTCTCCGTGAATTACTTTATTTATTAGGTCTTTCATAAATTAATTATCAATAACATCTACAATAACATCACACAATTTAATGTAACTTCTCATATTAGCCATCTCATTAGCATAATCTTGACAAGCCTTAATTATTTTTTCTTTCTGTTTTTTAGTTAGATTGTTTCTCATACTTTTATTTATTATTAATCATATAGTTACCATTAGTGTTAGTTGAAAATCTAAATGTAGAAGCACTAGCATTTCCATTGAAGTTTAATCTAATCATACTTTTAAAAGTTAATTTCATTAATATCTAATTCTTCTTGTTGTATATCTTCTATTACTGGAAAGACACAGTGACCACCTTTACCTGCAACAATTTTTAGTTTTACTTCACCTTCAAGAGACTTTATAGCATCATCAATAGATTCTCTACTGACGATGTCCTTTAACTTATCTTTAATAGTTGTTTTATTTAACCCTGGTTCACTATTTACTATTTTAAACACCTCGTCTCTAGCTTTGTTAATTGGATCAAGCAACTCTGCACTCTCACCTAGAAACTCAAACTCTGTTCGTTCATCTTCCTCATTATATTTAATAGCTAAGTCAAATGCCCCAACCGATTCTCTCCTTCTACTTTTTTCGTTGCTTACTGTCATCGCTAGATACTTCTTGCCGAATGGAGATATTAGTTTCTTACTTCTAACCTCAAGGTAGATCCCTGCGTTATCTGCTATAGCAGTTGCTCCTCTACCCCTACTTAGTCCAGTTGTGTCTTTACTTTTATTAACGTGATGTAGGAGTATCATTGTTACCTTAAACTCGTTGCAGATATCCATAAGCTCTATCATTACTGGAGTGATACCACTATTACTGTTTTCATCTGCACTATGTATCTTACTAAACGTATCAAATACTACTAGGCTAATCTTATTTTCAGTAATATTTTTCTTTAGCCACGCAACTGAATTTTTATCACTTATATTCCACGATTTTTCACAACTTATAATACTATTATTGTCAGGATGACACACGTTCTTAGCTCTAACAATACAATCGTCTTCTGTCATCTCCATATCTATTAATAAACAATTCGACTTTGTAACCTCAAACTTCCCAAGAAATGGATTGCCCATTGTTATATCATCAATCATTTTTAATATCAGTAGTGATTTACCACACCCGGTTGCACCGTGTATTATATTTAATGATTGTTTCTTTATTAAATCCTGAACTAAGAAAGGTTGAGGGTCTGGAGTCTTTAGCATTAAATCACTAAAAGTAATTGGTATATATTCATTAATTACCTTTTCTTCTTCTCTCAGTCTTGTTTTAACTACTGATTGGAAAATCCCTAGTAGTTCTTCTTCTCCCCAATCTTTACCTGGTTGTACTCCCATATTCCACGCCTGCATTGTGGTCCAGCCAGTTGTTCCCCACTCATTTTGAGGAGTTAGTGATAAGATAAACCCAGCCATACTCGCACCTTTTATATTCCTATCCTGACCCATTTTCACACCTTTTAGTAATTCAATAGGATTTTTTCTATTTTTTATATCTTCCTTTATTGACCCAAAAATGTTGTAATCAAAGACTGGCATCTCTTGTTCTTCAAGAGAAATTGCCCAAGAATAGTCACCGTCTACTTCTCCATCTTCACTATGGTGTAGACTAGGAGGTGCTATAACATAGTTTCCTGTTGATCTAATCTCTCCAAAACCAGTAGGTGTACCAGTAGTTTTACCATCGTGCTTAAAGTAGTAATGGAATCCGTTACCAGTTTTTACGATTGGAGTGTGGGGTAAAATGATTCCAGTCTGCTTAAACTTTTCCATATCATCAACATCTAGTACTATTAGGTTTGATACTTCACCGCAAAGTATACCAATTTTAGCATCTGGCCAAGTTGTCCACCATTTTTCTACTTCTTCCTTAGTAGGTAATCTATCTTGGTACTCTAGACAAGAAATAAGGTATGGTGCTTTTTTATCTTTTTTACCTTTACTATTTTTTCCTATTGGTAATAAAGAAAATCCAAGTGATAGATAGTAAATAGCCCATTCTTTATTTGTTTTCATATTTTTTTATTTTTAGCAAAAAGCTGAGAGCCAATGTTAGTTTTCCGACCAACTGACTCCCAGCTCTTTGATAATAATAAAACCCCGTCAAAATGCGGGGTATAATTGTTGGTCGGAAAGTTCATAAATTTATTTTAGCAAGAAAAAATAAACGTGTCAAATGATAGAAGTGTGGATAAATATTGGTAAATAGTCGTTGGCTAATTTAAGCCAAAACCGTTTTACGGAGAGGGGGTCAAATAGGTATGACACACCGTAAAACGTTTTGTCAAGGGCTTACGGAGGCTTACGGAACGCCCGTAAATAGAATGTGACTTAACCCAGCTATTATTTAGTACCCTTTACGGAGGCTTACGGAACGCCCGTAAACGAATGGGGTACGTTTACGGACTTACGCCCCCCTATAGGGGCGGAGACCGTAAACCCTGATAGTAGAAATTAGAAAAGGAGCAATATGATTGTATTCTTTTTTAGACTGTGCATTTGACAAAAAAGACAATCTATGATAAAATGTAAGAGCAGTAAATTGATTGGTACAATGTTTACAACTTTACATAAAGCAAACATAATAAAAACCCTGAGCCACACGTCAAAAAAAGACGATGGTTTGGGTTTTTTGTTGCACCTAGGCTATTAAACAGACAGATATAGGGGAACAAGTCATCAAACAACTGTTAAACTACAGCCTTAAATCATATCTGTCTGTTTGATACAATATAACTAAACACAGTAAAATATACTATTTTAATTTTGTATGCCTAATCCAAATGGAAATCCTAATTTAAAAGGAAATAAAAATAGTGGGAGAAAATCCACTAGGGTAGAGTTTGCTAAAAACGAAGCTATAAGAAAAGCGTGGCTTAAAGTTAATGAAGAATTAGAAGCAAGTGGTGTGGAAAAGATAGCATTGCCATTGGCTTTAAAGGATATGGTGGTTAAGAAAGATGTAACAACAGACGGTGAAAGTTTAAATAAAGTTTTAGTTGAATTTATAAATGGATAAACTAAAGACGATAAAAATTCCGATTGAATATAAGCCGTTATTTGATAAAAATTGGAGAGAAGCAGCAGTATACGGTGGTAGGTTTTCACTTAAATCACATACGGTGGCACGTTTTTTACTTATAAGGGCTAGAGAAACAAAGACTAGGGTAGCCTGTTTTAGAGAATTTCAGAACTCTATAGCTGAAAGTAGTCATCAATTATTAAAAGAACTGATTGATAAGTACGAATTAAATGAGTTTGAGGTAACAAATAACTCAATTATTAATAGATTAAATGGCTCTGACTTTATATTTAAAGGGCTACGAAACAACGAACAGAGCGTAAAGTCAACTGAGGGAATAGATATAGCTTGGGTAGAAGAAGCTCAGACAGTATCTGATAACAGTATTGAGGTATTAACACCAACAGTTAGAAAACCTGGTTCAAAAATTATATATACATACAATAGATTATTAGAAAATGATCCAGTTCACGTTAGATTGGTCATAGATGGTAGACCTGATACCATAATAATCAATGAAAACTACGATATAGCCATCAAGCACAATATGATGCCTGATGTTATCTTAAAGGAAATTGAAGATGACAAGCGGAACAGACACGCTTTATATCAGCACAAGTGGATGGGCGAACCTAACAGCCTTGAATTAAAGATTTTTAAGGAGTGGAAGCAGATTGATGATGTGCCACACGAAGCTAGACTGGAAGCTAGGTGGCTAGACTTTGGTTATTCGATTGATGAATCAGCTATTGGTTCACTATACTATCACAATAATGGCTGGATACTAAAAGAAGACTTATACAGGAAAGAGATGAGTAATAGGCAGTTAGCTAACTTTCTAAACGCTCTAGAGAAGCCACAGACGTTGATAATTGCCGATTCAGCTGAACCTAAGAGTATTGCAGAGCTACAGTCATATGGATTGAACGTAACAGGCTGTAAGAAAGGCCAAGATTCAGTAGTAAATGGCATTCAACTGGTACAAGATCAACCAATATCAGTCACTAAGGGTAGTTTGAACATCTGGAAAGAGTATATGAACTACTTTTGGCTAGTAGATAATAAGGGAACAATCATAAATAAAGAAGACCCAGCGTGTGCTAATCATCATATGGCTGGCATAAGATACGTTTTACAGAACTTTGGCAGGATTAAACAAGAAGAAAGCTATTGGGACAGGATATACAGTGATGAACTACACCCCGAAACAGTAGTAAATCTTATTAATAAAGGTAGATGAATATATCAGAGAAAAGTATAATAACAGTACAGGCTAATATTGACAAAGAGAAATGGGACAATAACTGGGATAAAATATTTAAAAATAAGGCAAAAAAAATATGTCGGAAGACTATAACTTCGACCCAAAAGACGCACTAAATGCTAAAAATGCGTTTTTACCTACAATAGGTGTAAAGAAAGAGCCAAAGGATGACCCAATCATATCAAAGATAGTGGGACACCCAGTAAAGATTAACAACCCAATTCTAATTAGACTAATAGTTAAATGGAAGAAAGAAGAAGGTAAATCTGATAGTGATACTTCAATTAGTGGATACCTTAATGACCCTAATAAATTAGAAGAACTAAAAAAAGCATTATGACAGACATATTAACACCTGAGCAACAAACACAAAAAGACTTAAAAGACAAACAAATTAGAGTAACCAAAGAGATAGAAGCTATTTTAGATAAAGAAAACTTAATGCTACGTATGACTCAAAATATAGTAGTATTACCAAAAGAATAATATGGAAAATAATTATAAAATAACAATCTCTGTACTTGGCAATGAGTGGTCAGAAGAAGGCAAGACAATCCATTCTACACTTGATAAGTTTCCATTGACTTGGGAACAGATTAAGTCAAAAGGTGTAGTGGTCGTAACTAAAGGTAATCTGAAACGCACACAATTAATCCCTGGTGTAACACTAAGACGGATATTATCCAATAAGATTATGAAAGCTGTATGGTCTAAAAGATTGAAACTATTACTCGAAGCAGATAAAAAATAATAAATAATATGACTACATCAACAATCTTTGATTACATAACAGGGGAGAAGACCAAGTACGATCAGCCAATTACCCTAACTGAGGGTTGGGATTGGTCAATGAAGGAACACTTAAATCGTTCCTTTTTGTATTTGAACAGCCAATTTGAAGAAAACAATGAGGATAGAATACTAAGACCGTTTAAAAACATTGTGCAACCAATTTTAAACATACAGTTTAGGACAGAGGGGTTTGATGTCAAAGATATTGAGTTATATGTTGATAACAAAGACGAATACTACAAGTCATTACTAATCAAGAAGTACCACGAGAAGTGGGCGTTAGAAAATGAAATAGACACATTCATTGATGAGATGACTGAAAGTTACTGCACCTATGGTGGTGTACTAGTACGAAAGACAAAACAAGCTAAGCCAGAAGTAATTGACCTTAGAAGTTTAGCTTTCTGTAATCAGAACGACTTACTTAACCATCCATTTGCTATTAAACACGAGATGAGTTTTGCAGAGCTTAGAAGTAAGGGAAAGAAGATGAACTGGGGTAGTGAGGGTGCTGACATTGATATTGACACTCTAATTGACCTAGTAAAACAAGAAAACGATGAAAATACTACAATAGAAATATATGAATGTCACGGTAGCTTACCTATTGAATGGTTAAATGATGAAGACATAATTGATGTTAGTGAAGAAGATGTACCACAAATACAAGTAGTAGCATTTTATAAAGATGAGAATCACAACGATCAAGGTGTCACACTTTTCAAGAAGAAGATGCCTGTATTACCTTTCAAATTCTTAAAGCGTGATGACGTTTACAACAGGGCATTGGGTAGAGGTGGCGTTGAAGAACTGTTTGAAAATCAAATCTGGACTAACTGGAACGAAGTAAAGATAACTGAAATGCTAGATAGTGCTAGTAAGACATTGTTTATGTCTGATGATCCAACCTTTAAGTCAAGGAATAACCTTAACAACGCACAGAACAACGAAGTGTTTGCCCTACAAGAGGGTAAGAGAATCGGACAGATTGATACATTCCCACGTAATGTAGGGGTTTTTAACGATAGTGTAGAAAGGTTTTGGCAACACGCACAACTTATGGGTTCAGCACCTGAACCATTACTAGGTGAGACACCAAGTTCTGGTACACCATTCAAATTATTTGAAGCACAAACTATTGAAGGAAAGGGTATGCACAAGTACAGACAGGGTAAGTTAGCAGTATTTATGGATGAACTTTACAGGGAATGGATTCTACCTTACTTGGCAAAAGAGATTGTCAAAGAACAAGAGTTTATGCAGGAACTAAGTTTCGATGAGATGCAACTGGTTACTGAGAAGGTACTAACAAGTAGAACTAATGACTTTAAGAAACGAATGGTACTAAGTGGCCAAGTGATAAACGAAGAACTTGTCCAAGACTTTCAGGCTCAAGTTAGAGTATCCGTTTCTAAAGAGGGTAATAAACGATTCTTCAAGATACTTAAAGACGAAATGAAAGATATCAGCATATCGGTAATGACTAACATTGCAGGTAAACAAAAGAACTTAGCCTTAATGACTGATAAGTTGGTAAATGTCCTACGACAGTATATGTCTACACCTGAACTACGACAAGACCCTGAAATGACTAAACTGTTAAATACTATATTAGAAAGTTCAGGACTATCACCAATTTCCTTTGGTCCATCACCACAACAGGCTCAACAACAAGTGCAACAGCAACAAGGTGGCGGATCAACTCAACCATTACAAGAACTAAGTCAGGGTAACCAACCACAACAATGAATGAAGTATTTGAGTCAAAACTAAAAATACTAGCGTCAGATAAAATAACACTAGATGCAATCAAAGCTATTTTCTTAGAAAAGTTTGAAAAGGAAAAGCCAAATGTCTTACCACAAGACGATGATACTGTATTGGGTCAAAAGTATCGGGCTTATGAGAAAGCTATAAGCATATTTGATGAAGTTTTAGAGGGCATAGAAACTTACAAAGATAATAAAACTAATACTGAGGATTTTAATAAAGGTCGTTAATAATAATTAAATAAAAACTTATGAAAAACGTAATAATCACAATATTCGTGATTTTAGCAATAGGACTTGCAGCAACTGCTTATATTTTGTATCCAGATGATACAGAATATAATGTAGGTAGTATTGTCACTGGGCAGTCTTATTATGCTACAAGTACACCTTGGGATGCGGCTCAGACTGATGGTGAGATCAAGGGTGGCTGGGGTTCACTAGCTCAAGTGGCAGTTACAAGTGCAGGAGATTTGAAATTTTGTTTGTATGATGCAATTTCAACAGATGTAACTCATTTTTCAGAGCTTGGTAGATCTACTTCAACTCAACAACTTACCTGTATCAGTACCGCTACCGTGGGAACTTACACTTTTGATGCTCAGTTGATTTATGGTCTATATCTTGATGTCACAGAGGGCACAACGGGAACAACTACAGTCACATATCGTTAATTAATAACAGACAACCAATATGTCTAAAATGAACGAAGCAAAAATGGCTTCTTTGTCAGACAAGATTTATGATGATGAAGCCGAACAAGAGCTTAAGAGAGAGAAGAAACCGCTTAAGAAACTAATTCCTAAAAGCGAGGAAGTAGTCGAACCTCATCTAAAAAGAAAGGAAAATAAATATGTCTAAAAAAATAAAGAAAGTTAATGGAATAAAATACTACGTAGTTATTTCATTAGTCGCTTGTTTAGGAGTTGGCGCTTTTGCACTAGCTTACTCAGTAGGTCAAACTAACAACACAACTGTAAATACAGATGGTGGAGATTACGTTGTAAATAATGCAACAGCCGAACAAGCCCCAGATGAATTTAATCTTGGTGCTCAACCAGGAACAGACTTAACAGTAGATAATCTAACATATGGTTCATCACGCTCTAAAGGGTTAACCTTTAAAGAAGGTGCAACTTCTACTCCTGGTGGATTATTCGTATTAGATAACTATGGACCAACTAAAGTTTGTTCTAGAGTAGAGCTTGATATTTCTACAGCTAGTACTGTTGGTGGTGTGCTTGGTACAGGACTTCCATTGGTATTCTCAGTATCTACATCAACTATTGGTACATTGAATGCTACTGCAAGTTTAATTGCTACATCTACTCTTGCCACTTCTACAGTTCAGTTGTTTGATACCACTGCTAATGCAGGTACTTATGCAACAGCTGGAACTGATGACGGAAAATCTTGGCTGTGGGAACAAGGTGATAGTATTATCGGTCAGTATGATATTCTAACTGGCTCAGATGCTACATCTACATCTTATGGAATGGCTGGTAGTGTATATGTAAATTGTCACGAACGAAATTAAATATAAATTAAATTGGCGGTGACTTGTCCGCCTTAAAAACAAATCTATGACTGATGAAGAATTGGAGAACGAAACTCCTATAAATGACGAGGGTGTAGAACAGCCACCTGAAGCTGTTGAGGAATCTAATGATGAAGTAGTGAAAGCTAACGAAGTAGCTAACAATCAAAAGATTCGTGCTGAGAAAGCTGAAGCTGAGAATAAAAAACTTAAAGCTGAAGCGGAGACCAAAACTCCTAAAAAAGAAGAACAATCAGACGAGCCAGATTACAAAGACAAAATTGATAAGCTAACATTGAAAACTGAAGGCGTAACCCATTCGGATGATGTAAAAATCGTTACGGATGAAGCTAAACGATTAGCTCTCCCTGTTGAAGAAGTGCTAGGAATGGAACATATTAAGTCCAAACTTAAAACTGCTGAAACACAGCGAGAAGCTGAAGCTGGTATGCCTGATGAAAGTGGAAAGACTAGCGGTGGAAACAAAAGTTCCGTTGAATACTGGGTCAATAAGACCGATAAAGACGGAGTGTATAAGAATCCTCCAGGTAATGATGTTGAATTTAACAACAAAGTTATCGATGCTAGAATCAAACAAAAACAAGATGGCAGCAAATTCTCAGATGAAATGTATTAATCTGGTGGTCGGCGTTTGGTTGATTAATAAACCAACTAAACTAAATTTTTATGGCTATTGCAACAACTACTAATACCTATAATAAACACGATTACGTTTCCCGATTGAGGGCAAGAATCAATCTCCCTACTGTTTGGAGTGACGTATTGAAAGTTACTTATAGTGATGTTAGAACAATCGTTAATGGTTACTGGTCAACTGAACCAGCTACTTCTGCTAACACACGAGCATCTGCTTACACTTACTCTGATTACGAGACTGCTCAAGATACATTGACAATCAATCAATCAAGGGTTGTACCTGTATTTATCGATGAAGCAGATAGAGCCCAGCAAGATTACGTTAGTATGATGGACATTGCTACTTATCAAGGTAAAAAGATTTCTGAATATCTTGAAACAGTAACTTTGGCTGCAGCTATCGGTGGTACTAACTTTGGTGTAACTGATCTAAGCAACACAGGTGCAGACGATACTACTAAGATTACAGTATCGGCATCAAACATTGATGACCTTATCCGTGCTATCAAACGTAAGATTTACGAGAACAACGGTGTTGATTTCGCTGTTGAACGTGGTATCTTCATTGTTTGGGGAGCTGAACACTTTGAACTACTTGAAGCCTTTACTCAAGCTAACGGATTCACAGAAGCTGACATTGCTTTAAAGAATGGCATTGCTGTTCAAAAAGCATTCCGATATATGGGAGTTGACCATTACTTATCAACTTCTCACACTGCAAATCATCTATTTGCTGGAATCAAAAGGACAATGGAATTAGGTATTCTACGGAGTACATTCGGTAAAGTAAAACATATCGAAGATCCATCACAGACTTCAGGACTTGGCATTGTCAGTCGTGTAGATTGGGGATTCAATCTACCTGCTTACAACTTAGAATTCATTATTGACGTGAACGTCAACTAATAATTAAATATTATTCCTCGGGCAAGCACTTCAGACCGCTATGCCCGAAGGTCTGAAAATAATATGAAAGATTGTATAAAACTAAAGTGCCACAAGTGTTGTGATGAGCTTTTCTTACCTTATCCAGAACAGGATAAAGACATAATTAGGTGGATAGAACTTCACGGTATAGAAGTTGTTGATAACAGCTATGGTCGTTTCATAAAGATACCTCAAAAATGTTCTAAGCTAAAACACGGAAAATGTTTAATATACGAGGATAGGCCTGAAATGTGCAAAAAATTTGATTGCGAAAACTTTAAAGAATTTTTTAAATAAAAATTATGAAGCTATACGAGCCTATAAGTCAAGAAAGTATCTTTGACGAAATAAATGATATATGTGGTACTACTGACCAATCTTATACAAATAAGCAAAAGGTTGCACGTGTTAATGAAGCACTAGATAAATACTTTTTTCTAGCGGTACAGTCTGCACCACAAGGAACTTTTGATGATACTGGTAATACATCAATACCAGTTGAAACACCTGACTTAGTAGACGGTACTAACGCCTACAAGTTAAGCTCTATCACAAACAACATTCTACAGATTTTACGAGTATCAGTTATAGATAGCAATGGCGAAGAAAATGATTTAATCTATGAAGACTTTGAAGATATAAAAGACTTCACAGAACGATACTCAACTGATAGTGAAGATAGAGGCGATCCAGAATACTGGACTAAAGTTGGAGACTACGTGTATATTTATCCTTGTCCTAACTATGCAGAAACAAGTGGTTTAAGACTTTATGTTAGCAGAGAACTAAATAAATTCCCTTACGTAACTTTTACCACAACTTTTGCAACAGATTTATTCACTACAAGTGCAGCCCACGGCTTAGTAGCTGATGATGGGCTTGTTTTTGTAACTGACACTACTATCCCAGGTGGGCTAACAGCTGACACAACAGTTTACTATGTAATTGCATCAGGTTTAACACTTGATGACTTTAAAGTATCAACCACGCTAGGTGGTTCGACAATTACATTAAGTTCAGACGGAACTGGTAACCAAAAATACGTTAAAGTATCCGGTGAACCAGGTATTCCAGTTATCCATCACGATTACTTAGCTCAATATGCTTCGTACAAGTTTATGGATGCTGACCACCCTAAGTTCGCTAAGACTAGAGAGTTACTTGCAATCTATGAACAGGAAATTGAAGAATACTGGCAATCAATGATTAAGCCAGGGAAGACAATAATTGAAACTAACAAGAGAGTCTATAAATAAATATGGCAGATAGAAAACCACTAATAATCAATGCACCGTCAACAGGGATTTCCCAAAGTCCCCACGTTGGTTTTTCTGACGTTAGAAATTTAGATATATTTACTATCCCCGGAATTGTTAGATTGAATAATAATCTTGATAAAGTATCAGGAACAACTGCTACAGGTTTAGTTAAATGGATTGTCCGTGATCCAGTTACGTCAGCTAATTTCTACGCAGTAGATGATGGTGGTGAAGTTTATGTATCAACAAATAGTGGCGTAAGTTTCGCTAAACTAGGTACTCAACCAGCAAGTGCTGCAGGTAAGGGTCAGGGTTTAGCTATCTGGAAAGATTACTTGTTTTGTCCTAGGGGTGCAGAGATGGATTTATACGGACCACTATCAAGTAGCCCAGCTTGGCGTGATGCTTGGGCTGGATTAACAATGGCATCTGACACTTTATGGCATCCAATATCTGTTTCTAAAATAAATGATAAGTTATTCATAGGCTCTGCTAATTACATTGATAGTATTGCTGAAGTAGTTGGACAAACTTTTGCTTGGGATGACGCAGGGACTTATACAGCAACCGCTGAAGCATTAGACTTACCAGCCGATTATCGTGTTAAGTGTTTAGAAGAACTTGGTAATAATTTAATGATTGGTACTTGGAAAGGAACAACAATTACAGACTTTAGAATAGCTGATATATTTAGTTGGGATATGAGTTCAACAACTTATGGTCAACCAATCAACTTAGTTGAAAATGGTGTCAACGCAATGCTTACACTAGGCAACTATCTGTATGTCCTAGCTGGTGTTGATGGGAAGATGTATAAGTCAGATGGCGTTGGCGCAACTGTTATTTGTCAAATACCAACTTCAATAGCAAATATTGAAGGTAATAAATATCTTGAACCATACCCAGGTTCTTTTATAAATTTTAAAGGCAGACCGACTTTTGGAGTTAATAGTGGTGGTGCAACCTTTACGTCAGGTATGGGTATATATTCTTTACTAGAAACAAGTAAAGGAAACATTTTAAATATGGAACACATTGTGTCTACTGGTAGTGACGGCACTTCTGCTATTCTAAAAGTTGGTGCTTTATCACAAGTATCTAGGGACACAATATTAGCTGGTTGGGTTGATGCAACTACTTTTGGAATAGACAAAACAACTACAACAACAAGACAGGCTAGTTACGGTGGTTACTGTGAAAGTCCATTGTATGTAGTAGGAAGTTATATCGATAAACGTCAATTTACTAAGTGTGAGTTTCAGTTATCAAAAGAATTAGCAGTAGGGGAGTCAATACGGATTAAACTTAGAGTTAATCTAACTGATGATTGGACTACACTTGGAACATACACTTATACAGATCTTGGTGCAGTAGTTTCACATCAAGTTAAAAATATTAACATACCAGAAACAGAGCTTATACAAGTTAGAGTTGAACTTGGTGCTGGGACAAGTAATCTAACAACACCACATTTAAAATCAGTAACCCTACAATAATGACTGTTACAATAACACCTTCGGTAGGTGATATAGAAAATAATATTGTTCCGTTAGATTTACTTGTGACTGATGAGGACAGAAGTACAGCAATGGCAATAGGTGGAACACCAGTTGCTAACACTCAAAATACAGGTGCAACACCACCGCCACCAGATTCTAATATAATAAAAAGTGGAAACGGAAGTGTAGTCAAAGGTTTTCTAAAGTCTCATAATTATAGCCCTGGCGATTCAGGTTGGATTATAAAAGGTAATGGTGATGTAGAATTTTCAGATGGTGTGTTTAGGGGAGATATATCTGCTGCAACTGGTACGATTGGTGGTTGGACAATAGGTGCAACTTTCATTGGAGATAACGCAGTAGCAAATGATGCAACAGTATTATTGGATAGCACAAACTCTTTAATCAGATTAGGTGCAACGTCAGGTGATTATATAACTTTAGACGGAGGTAATGTTCGTTTACGAAGTTCTAATTATGTTACTGGTGTTTCAGGTTTTACAATACAGGCTGACTTAGTTGAAGCTGAGAATATTGTTGCTAGAGGAATTTTAAGAGGTTCAACTTTTGCTTACGATGTTATCTCTGCTATTGGTGGACAATTAATGGTTGCTAACGCAGATGCACTTGACGCTGATATGACGGCGTTAGATGCTTCAACATTGACAACTAAAGACACAACAGACTTTGCAGTAAACGATATTTTAGTAATTAGAGGAATCGCTACTTCTGGTATTGATGAGGAATGGCTACGAGTTACTAATATTGGTTCTGCACCTACTTATACAGTTACCAGAGATTTGGCTAGCTCTTATGCGGCCAATTCTAACCCTATATGGAAAGCAGGAACTCCTGTTGTAAAACAAGGTTCTAGTGATGGTGCTTCAACTTTTTCAGGTGGTTGGCTACGTTTATATGGAGAGGGAACTAATAGCCCTTATTACTCTGTGTTTAGAAGAACTGGTGTAGCTTATAACACTATAACTGAAGCAGTACGTCTTGGTAACTTAAATGGTATTGCAGGGTTTTCATCTGATACTTACGGATTTTATACTGGTGATATATCAACAAATAACTACTTAGTTTATGATACTACTTCTGGAGAAATGATAATTAACGGTTCTTCTGTTGACCAACAATCTATTTATGGAGATGGTAGTGATGGTGACGTAACAACAAGTGGCGATGTTGGATTAACAGCTGATGTGTATTACAACAATTTGACTATTTCTGCTGGGGATACATTAACAACAAATGGATATAGAGTTTTTGTAAGAGAAACATTAACTATTGCTGCTACTGGAGTTATTGGCTGGAAGGGCGTTGACGGTGGTGCTGGCGGAGATGGAGATGATGCAACTGCTGGTGGTCCAGGTAATGGTGGCACAGCTGGTGCAGCTGGTGCTGCTTTAACAGATGGTTATTTAACTGGTTCGGTTGCTGGAATAATTGGTGTAGTAGGTGCAGCCGGTGTGACTGGTAGCCCAGGTAAGAATGGTATTGCTGGAACATCTGGTAACACAGGTAATAATGGACAGACAAATTCATTGGGTAATGATGGCAATGATGGTGGTGCAGGTGGTAATGGAGGAAACATTTCTATATGGACTGGTGGTGCAGGCGGTGCTAAAGGTGCAGGTGGAACTGAAGGTGCTAGTGCAACTATAGTACCTCATAATGCTTATCTTGCTATTAGAATGATTGATGAAAGCACTATTGGAAGTCCTGCTGCTTATACAATAAATGCTAGTGGTGGTTCAGCTGGGTCAGGAGGTTCTGGTTCTTCTGATAATGGTGGAAAGGGAAGTGGTGCTGGTGGTGGTTCTGGTGGTTCTGGTTCAGGTGCTGGAATTGGATTTATAGCTGCTAAATTAATTATTAATGTTGGTACAATAAATTATTCTGGTGGTGTGGGTGGAGATGGCGGAGATGGCGGAAAGCATTTTCCAGCTGGTTCTTTTGCTGCTGACGGTGGCGGTGGAGGAGGTGGTGCAGGAGGAAATGGTGGATATTTGGTTTTAATTTATAATAAATTAACTAATACTGGTACTATATTTGTAGCAGGTGGTACTGGTGGTACTGGTGGTACTGGTGTTTTTAATGGTGATGACGGTGAAGCTGGTAATGATGGTACTTTAGTAGAATTAGCAAACTAATATGAAGAAGGTTATTATAATTAGAAAAAAAGATAACAAGATAACAATGTATGGTAATGTTGATTTTGATAAAAAGATATTTAAAAAGAAAGAAATTACTATCACCAAAGATGAGTTTGAAAAGATAAATAATACTAACGAGTCTTTTTATAAGAATGGAAAGTTAAGTTTTAAAAGGTTTGGTACTGTTGTTCGAAAAGAAGAATTAGAAAAAATTAAAAATGAAATTAAATCTATAACAGATATTAATATATTAAAAGATAAGATAATCCAATTAATAAATATTATTTAATAATATGGCTATAACACAACATCCATCTGCACCTTCTGGTTGGGGAGTAGATTCATCAGGTCACTTTGCTCCAGTTTCTTCAGCTCCTAGTAGTGGCGGTGGTGGTGGAGGAGGTGGCGGCGGTACTACTTATTACCCAACTGCTGCCGCTGCTCAAGCAGCAGGTATTAATGTATCAGCAGCCCAACAGGCTAGTTTAGCGTCAGGTGCAGCAACACAAGCATCTGTTAATGCTAATAATGCTGCAGCTTGGTCTCCCACTTCTGTTACTGGTAAGGCTGCTTTAGCGTCTTTGGCTGCACAAGGTATTTCCCAAGCTGATGCCATAGCTAATACACCATATACTCAAGATCAAATGAACCAATTTTATGGTGTTGGCACACCTGCTGCATCAAAATTTATAGAACCAGGTGGTGCTAATCAACAACCAGACCCAAATAATCCTTGGGCTGGTATTCCATCTTCAGTTAGTGGTCAACTAAGAACAGAAGCAGAAGCACAGGCATATTGGACTGGTGGGCAAACTAATGCACAACCAGTTGCGAATCAAAAAGCTACCCTAACTTCTCCTAATGGTGAAAAGAAAGTAGTTACGGTTGGTTCACAAGAAGCTAGTCAACTCTTATCTACTGGTTGGACACTAGGAGATAAAGTTGGTGGTGGAACTGTAGACTCTAACTTACTAGGTAATGTACCAGATATTAATATAGGAGACGGAACACAGAGAACAGGTAGTAGTGAAGCAGATACATCTATTGCAGGTTCTAAAACGTATGTTGAACAAACTAGAAAAGAACAAGCACAAGCTGAAGTTGAGGCACAGCGAAGGGAGAAAGATGAGCAAGATTTAATAGCTGACAAGTTGCTTGCAGATATTACAGATTTAACTGCAAATGCTAAAAGTCAGGAAACTATTAAATTAGAAGAAAGAGCTAAAGCTGATATACAGGCAAAAGAAAATGCAGTTAGGCGAAAGGCTGATGAGATTGATATTATGTTAGCTAAAGACGCGGCTTTAACTGCTTCATATAATACTGCTAATCAAACTGAAGAAGGTAGACCACAAACTCTATCACAATTACGAGGATCACAAGCACAGAATTATAAAATGTACTTAGCCCAGCATAATCAAATTGCAGCTGATACTGCTTTATTAGTTGCTCAAGGTAAGTCGTTACAAGGTGATTTGAATGGTGCTATCGCTTCTGCAAATGAAGCTATTAGTCTTCGTTATAACTCGCAACAAGATGCGATAAACAACAAGATTAATATGCTTAATATTTTAATGCCACAAATAGATAAAAAGGATAAAGAGTACGCTACAGCTATGAAGAATATATATGATAGAGAAAATGATGCACTAGATGAACGAAAGAGTTGGATGGCAACTGCAGTTAATGCTGGTATCTTTGATGCCGGTGTACTAAAACAAATAGAAATTGCTGGAGGTTTTGCAGAAGCGATGGGAATTATAGGTCAGAATAGAGTAGCAACTGGTGGAGTCGGTGGTGGTGGATATGAAAGTGGATATAATATTCCAGAATTTCAACCAATTAGTTTTGAAGAATTTATACAAAGAAAACAAGATGAAGCTGGTATGACATTTGCTGACCCTGAATTATATAGGTCTGAATATGATACTTTAATTAAACAAAGTATAGAATCACAAGAAACACAAGGAACTGATATAATTGGTGCTTATGCACTTGCAATGAATCAAGGGCAAGCTAGTTTATCTAGTATTCCAAATGATATAAGAAATGAAGTTGTTTTAAGAAATGCACAAATTGGTGGAATTAATACTAAATTATCTGAAACAGCTATAAAACAAATTGCTGAAACTCAAAATGCTTTAGATGGGTTACTTGATTTACAAGATAAAATTGCTGGTAATTTAGAATATATTGGTCCAATTAAAGGATTGCAAAAATTAAATCCTTTTTCTAAAGCTAGACAAATCCAAGCTGATGTTGACAGAATTAGACAAAAAGTTGGTAAAGCATTAGAGGGTGGTGTTCTTAGAAAAGAAGATGAAGAAAAATATAAGAAGATTCTAGCTACTCTCACTGATACACCTGAGACTGCAAGATACAAGATTGAACAATTAATTACTGATATACAAACTGATTATGAAAGATATGTAGAAGCGCAAGCAAGTGCTGGTAGATATATTGGTGGATTTGACCAACAATCAATAACTAATAATGACCCGTTAGGTATCTTATAAAAATATGACAAAACAAGAATTTGCTCAAAAAATAAAACAAAAGTATTCAATCTATAATACTTTACCTGATGATGTATTAGTAGAAAAAATGCTGACTAAATATCCATCTTATCGTTCTCAAATTGATGATTCAGAAGAAGTTAATCAGTCAACTGAAAAACAACCTAATTATTTCAAAAGGGTTGGTAGTGAATATATGCAAGGTGCTAAAAATATTATTTCTGGTATTCAAGAATCAGCTCAAGAAGTTGAGGCTGGTAGACAAAATCAAAATTATGTTGCTGGAAATATACAATCTACTGTTGGAGCATTAAGGGGTGGACTAAGAACAGCAGGTGAAGTTGCTAAGCAAGCATTTACTCCTATTGTTGAAGCACCTGGAATTAAACAGGGGTTAGAATATGCAGGAGAAAAAATATCAGAATTACCTGGAGTTCAATGGATAGGTACTAAGATTAGTGAGTTTGCAGAAGCTAATCCTAAGCTTGCTAAAGACTTACAGAATGTTTTAGATATTGCAATCTTAGGAACTGGAAAAACAGTAGAGAAACCTATACAAGAAGCTGTAGGTAAAACTTCAGGTAAAATAGTAACAAATTTAGAACAAAAAGTAGTTAAACAAAGTTATCAAGAAGCATTAGATGTAATAAAACCTACTTTGAATAAAGTTGAAAAAGAAGCGGCATTATCAAGTGGTAGAGGGGTCGTTAAAAATAAAATTTTACCGAGAGTCTACGAAACAATTACTCTTGCTCCATCTAAAGTTGAACAAAGAATAGCTCAAGTTGTTGAAGGTATAGTTTCTAAATCAAAAAATGCTATTGATAATATTAATGCAATTAAAAATAAAATAACTGAATTAGCCAAAAAAACGGAGGAAGGATTAAAAAACAATAATACTATATTTAACAATAATCAAATTAAATCTGCTTTAAATTCTGTTAAAGAAGAAAGCAAAATAGTATTTGGTTCTGATAAAACATTACAAAATTCTTATAACTCTGTTATTGATGAAATGATGAAACAACTAGGGAAAACTAAAAATGATTTAGGTGGTTTATTACAAGCAAGAAAAAACTTTGATAAAATCATTGAACAAAAGTTTCCTAAATTATTTGATAAGTTTGCTGGAGATTCAGTAAGGTCTAATGCAGTATTAGATGTAAGACGTGCTGTCAATGATTTTATTGCTACTAAATTACCAGAAAAAAATATTTATAAAAAACTATTGAAAGAGCAGACATTAATGTATAAGGGTATTAAAAATATATCTAATAAAACTGCTTCTTTAGTAGATACCTCTGCAATTAAAAAAGCAATGGCAGCATTAAGACAAAATCCTTTAGTAGCTGGAGTAACTGGCGGTATTTTAACTTTTGGAGCACTTACTGGACTATTAAGTAACCCAGTAGTTATTGGAAGTATAATCGTAGGTGGAACAGTAAAAGTAGGAAAAACAGTAGTAACATCAAAATTATTAAAACAAGAATTGATAAGAGTGTTGAAAGGATTAGAAAAAGCTGGACAAAAAGAAGGAGTTAACGCTATCCAAGCGATAATAGATATTTTACCAGCAGGTATTAGTAAAATAAAAGAATAATATGTATTTAATGTTTTCAATCTTAGGTGGTTTATTATTTATGCTTGTAGTTGATAAATATGGTGAACTTGACTAAAAAAGAAAAACTAAAGAAACTTCTTGAGATAGTAAAATCAAATAAGTTGACCCCTGATAAACTTAAAGAGGTTTTAGCTTTACTTAATGACGGACTTTCAAAAGATGAGTTCATAAAGTCATTTAAGAAGATTACTGAACATACTTTAAGAACTGAGATTAAGTTGGTAGAAAAGGTTAATAAGGCTATAGCCGAGCTAAAAGGTGCTAATAGTACCTCCCTAGAAGCCACACAAGCCACTCTAAGGGCAGTAGCCGATAGGTTTGAAGTATCACTTAATAAAGCACTAAAAGACCAGGAGAACAGCTTAAATTTTATAAGAGATAAGGTAAGGAAGATTAAAGATGGTGAAGACGGGAAAAGTATAGAGGGTAAGCCAGGTAAAGATGCAGACGAAGAAAAAATAATTCAAAAAGTATTAGATAAGATACCAGACCACTCAATAAATGTTGAAAGTAATTCAGAAGATATTTTAAAACTCAGAGAAGACCTTGCCAGAAACAAACGACTAAAAGGTGGTGGTACGTCAGCCGCAGGTGTTGCACAGACTTTCAAATATATTGCTCATACTGAAAAACCTGTTGGACTTATTAATGGAACTAATAAAGTGTTTACAGTTGCTAAGAACATTTGGTGGGTGGCAGGGTTCACTATAAGCAACCAGCAGATAGCAGAACTACCTAACTTTACTTATGTTGGTAAAACAATAACTTTTGCTAGTGCAATTCCAGCTGCGTATTCTACTAGAGATTTTGAAATTAAGTATATTGGCTAAAATGAAAAAAGTATATCTCACAATTTTAACTTTTATACTATTGTTCGGTTTTGGGACAGTAGCTTTTGCTGATTGGCTTGATCCGTTTCTTTCTATCCAAGTAGGTTCTAGTCCTTCAGCTGATTACATATTACAAACAGATGGAACAGATAGCACTTGGATTCTTCCAAGTAGTATAGCCGGCATAGGTGACTGGATATTCAATGCTTTTGGTCAGTTAACTCCATCTTCTACTGTTGATGTTTTACTACCAGCTAACGCTACAATAACAGATAATCTATATGTAGGTGGCAATGGCACTTTTACTGATCTAAACTCTACTAATATAACAGTTGATACGCTTCTTACTCTTGACTATTTAACTCCTGGTTCAATTGCTTATATTGATGGAACTAATAGTTTGGCTGAGAATAATAGTGATTTATTCTATGATACTACCAATAATAGAATTGGGATTGGAACTAATAGCCCACAAACTAAACTAGAGGTTAGTAGTGGTACTACTACTCTTGAATTACTTGATGTTAGTTCTAATAGGATTAAGAATGTTTCAGACCCAGTTGATAGTGGAGATGCTATTAACAAAGCATACTTTGACGCTAATGCTACTGGTGGTCTTTCTTGGCAGGAAGCGGTTTTGGATATAATTGATTTTTCTGCTAGTGAACCTGCTGTCCCTACTTTAGGTGATAGATACATTTCTGACGCTACTTCAACTGCTCTTATTACGAGTCAATTTATGTATAATCAGTTTATTTACGAATGGGACACCATAAGTTGGGCTACTACTACACCAACAAATCAGATGGCTTTGAAGAATATTGCTGATGGAATGTTTTATACTTTTAATTCTGATGATTGGAACTGGAATAGTTTAGGTAGTGCTTTTAGTCATAATTCTCTGCTTGGTTTGCAAGGTGGAGCTAGTAATGAATATTACCACCTTACTTTTAATGAATCAGAAAATATATTTATTAAGGGCGTTGATGATACTGATGATTTAACAGAAGGCTCTACTAATCTTTTTTATACTAACGCTAGAGTTGATACTAGAGTTCAAGGTCAAGATTATTCTGTTACAGGTGATTGGGACTTTGGACAACCTTTAACAGTAGCAGACCCAACAAGTGATTTACACGCTGTTAATCTTGAAACAATGAATTTATATCTTTCAGGGTTAGCTTGGCAAGAGCCAGTAATAGATAAAGACCTTTCAACTCCTCCTGGTAGTCCAACACTAGGGGATAGATATATTGTTGCTGGTAGTGCTTCTAATTGGTACAACACCTCTTGGAGCAATAGACAGGAACTTGATTTAGCTAATGCAGACGTTACCAGTGCTATGACAGATTATCCAGTGCTTATTAAATTGACTGATAGTGGCAATTCAGTATTTGCAACTGCCCAGGCTAATGGTAATGATATTTTATTTACTGACGAAGATGGCAATAAACTAAAACACGAACTAGAAGCATTTAACGCTACTGATGAATTGATAGCTCACGTTAAAGTTCCCTATCTAAATTCAACCTCTACTACTAATATTTATATGTATTATGGTAATGCTGTTGCTGGAAACCAACAGGAAGTTGCTGATACTTGGGATAGTGACTACGAGATGGTTTATCATTTTGGAGAAACAAGTGGTAGTGCAGATGACTCAACTGGAGTCTATGATGCTTCAAATACAAACGTATCTTATAGTGCTACTGGTAAGATTGGTGATGCTTATGATTATAACGGTTCTAATTCTTATACCGATACAAACTATACAACAAGTTTATCAGCTAGTGATTTTACTATTGAGGGTTGGTTTAAAGCAGATTCAACTACTGAAGTTTACGCAATCGCACAGGCACATACTGCTCCTGGTTATTCTTCTGACTTCATATTCTACTATAATGGAGCTTCTAATCTTTGGTGGATGAGAAGTAAACAACTAGCTCAACCAGGAGGATTCACTGGTACTAATTGGAATTATATTGTAATGGCTTGGGATGAAACTGCTGGTACTTATGAGGGCTTTGTAAATGGTGTTAGTGCTGGAACTTCACCAGTTGTTACTGGTTATGGTGGATTAAACTCAATTAAAATAGGAACTCGTGGAGATGCTGTATCTTCATTCTGGGGTGGTATTATGGATGAAGTTAAAATATCAGCTTCAATTAGAAGTGATGATTACATTTCAACTACTTTTAACATACAAGACGACCCAGCTAATTTTGTTACTTTCGGAGCTGAAGAAAGTATTTCGGCTAGTGGTGATTGGGCTGGACACGTTGATGACATTACAGAATGGGATGGAGTAAGTTGGACTTTCGCTACTCCTGAATCTGGTTGGGCAACAATAGTTACTGATGAAGAATTACAATATACTTTTAATGGTAGTGTTTGGGCTTTAAGCTCTGGAGCTGTTTCAGCTCATAATGATACTACTGGAAAACAAGGTGGAAAAACTGGTGAGTATTTTCATTGGGAATCAGCCGATTATACGGAAGTTACTAGTTGGCTTGATGATGTAGTTTTATCTGATGGTGGTTCTATGAATATTGGAACTGGTGATTTTAATACTACTGGCAATATAGCTACAGTAGAAGATATAACAGCTGCAGGAATAATCCAAGGTGAAATGGTACTTGCTAATGGCTCTGGAAGTCACCCATCAGGAATAGGAGCATACCTTGAATTATATGTTTTAAGTGGAACAACTGCTCGTATTCTTCCTTATGATGGTTCTAGTTATTATGATTTGGCTATTGGAGATTGGAATGGTGGCGACCCAAATATTATGCTTAAAACTGGTGGTAAGGTAGGAATTAACGAAGGAAGTCCTGAAAAGAAACTACACGTCAATGGTGATGGATATTTTAAAGGTTCAGCCGACACCGAACAATTAACTGTTAGAGGTTACTTAAATCAAGCTGATGATATATTTGTTGTAGAAAAGAGTGATGGTACAGATTTATTTACAGTAGATAATCTTGGTAACGCTACTACCACAGGAGATTTAAAGATTGAAGGTAGTTTATCTATTGATGGCTCTGTTAATTTTGCTACTACAACTTGGACTTTTGATGATGGTAATAACGTAGGCTCATTAGAACAAAAAGTTTTTGATTCTAATTCCGTTCCTTACAATGCAGATATTAAAAAAGGAATTGTAATGAGTGTGTTTGGACTTTTAGATTATGGCTATATTTGGAATACTACTGATGACCAAGGACCATTTATGGCTTTTGGGTCTGAAGATTCAGTTGAAGCAGGTATTATGGGCTATAACACAACTACATCTTCTTTCTCTTTTGCTAATGTTGTTGTTAAAAGTCCAGGGGTAACAGAAACAGAGCCACTTGAATATATAATATTTGCTTCTGAGGTTATAACTCAAATTGCTTCAACCTCTGATGCAATATTTGGTATGAATGTTGATGGAACAGATGCTACTTCCGAAGTTAGTTCACAACTAAGACTAAGCTCTACAACTGGTGCTTTACATTTTGAAAATGCTACTTTATATGACTTTACTGATGATATGCAAATAACTGGTAATGTTCATACTTTTGGCAGTTCTACTACAACTGGTTCTTTATATGTTGGTGCTGCACCTGGGGCAGGAGATGCTTCTGCTTTGAATTATGATGCTATATCTAGTTTTGGAGTACATACTAGAAACCTTTTTCTTTACGCAGACGACATAACTACTGGAACTGCCTATTATAATATCTTTAGTGGTTCAGTAGACGCCCCAACTGATTCTGATGCTAATATGTTTATACTTAAAAATTCATTCACAATCGAAGGAACTTCTAACTATACAGGAGCAGTAGTTGGTTTAGATAGTGATTTAACTCAAGAAAGTACTGGTAATGTTAATGCAATGTATGGAAGTAATATAGGAGTTGAACTTGCCAACACTGGTAATGTGGATACTGTTGTTGGTGGTGCATTTAGTATAGACAATGGTCCAGGTGATACTGATGGTGGTGGAGATATTAATGATGGTCAAATTGTTGTAGCAGATTATACTTCAAATGATTTAGCAGGTACAAATACCTCTATTAAATTGTTTAATACTGTTATAGACCACCAAAACGGAACTTCGACTGATATCTATAATTTTTATTCTAATGCTTTATCATATACAGGTGGAAGGGTTGATAGACATTACGGATTTTATTCTCCAACTGGTTGGGGTACTAGCCAAGCTACAACATCTTACCCATTATATATTGCTGATGGTACTTCTTACTTAGGTGGTGATTTACTAGTTGGTGGTAACGCAACAACTACTGGTTATATGAGTTCTTCTCATTTTAAGATAGGGGATAATACTGTTTTGCAAGATGCAGGGACAGATAGTATCTTTGTTGGAATTCGAGCTGGACAAGATAACACTGGATGGAGTTGTGTAGCAGTAGGTGATGAGGCTTTATTTTCAAGCAATAGCGGTAATTACAATACAGCAGTTGGTCGTTACTCTATGAGAACAAACGATGATGGTACTAGGAATACAGCAGATGGCTATCGTTCACTCTATGCAAATATTACTGGTGATGAGAACACAGCAGGTGGTTATCAGGCTCTAACAAAAAGTATAGGTAATTTTAATACTTCCTATGGTAGTCAGTCTATTACTCAAAATACTTCTGGAGATTATAACACTGCGGTTGGGTCAATTACTTTTTTAAATAACTTAACTGGTTCAGGCAATGTAGGGCTTGGTTATTACGCTGGTGCTTATGAAACAGGCTCTAATTCTTTTTATGTAAATAATCAAGATAGAACTGATACTGCTGGAGATAAAACAAAATCTTTATTATATGGTACATTTGCAGTTGATTCAGCAGACCAACAATTGACAGTTAATGGAAATCTTAATGTTACTGGTAACTCAACTACAACTGATTCATTTTATGTTGGTGGGGATTTAGAGGTTGGCGATGATGCTACCATAACTAATAAGCTATATGTTGGCAATCATAAGATTGAATCAGATGCTACTCTCTCTGCCTTAGCAGTTCAAGGCCAAACTTCTGGACAACCTACATATTTTGCTGTTGGCAATAAAGATGACGACGGAACAGACTACGCTGGACTTGTAGTGTCTGGAAGAAACGCCTTTACTGATATAGCTAATCGTGAAGTACTTATAATGCAATGGAATACTGGTGGCAAGTATGATATTAATACTTTTGCTGCTGGTACAGGAACAGCTAGAGATTTAGATATTTATGCAGGTAGTGGCAATGGTGGGCAATTATATTTAGAAGCCGGTGGTGATGTTAGAATCCCAAACTTATATTCTACTTCAACTTCAATGACTAATGCTACAACTACTGGCACAATGTCTGCTACAACTATCGAAGTTAATGACGATTACATAACTGACTTTACAGGAACAAATCTCTCAGTTACTGCTGGTGTTTTAAATGTTTCTGGAATCAGTAGTGGAAATCCATTTGACCAATGGCTTGATACTACTTCAACAGTTCAATTTGCAACTACAACAATAAGTGGAATATTATCATTAAATGATGGTGGTAATTCTACTTATGTTGGTGAATTTGCAGGTGTGGTTGATGACAGAACTGATAATAGAAACGTAGGTATGGGAACATATGCTTTGTGGAGAAACACATCAGGTTATCAAAATACAGCAATAGGTCATAGTGCTGGTTCTTCTATCACAGAAGGGTATGGTAATGCTACTTTAGGTTATCAGTCAGGAAATTCTCTCTCAACAGGAGATTATAATACACTTATTGGCACTGGTTCAGGGTCAGGTATTGTAGGTGGAAATAATAACACAACATTAGGATATAATTCAGGAGATAAAATTACTTCAGGACTTGGAAATACAACTTTGGGTAATAATTCTGGAGACAATATTACTACTGGTGATTATAATATAACTATTGGTACTGTATCTGATGTAGCTAGTGCCACAGCAGATAACCAAATGAATATTGGTAATGTAATTTTTGGTACAAGTATTAATGGGGCAATAGGAACTGGCAATGTAGGAATAGGAACAGATGCTCCAGGTGCTTTATTAGATGTAAGAGGTGATGCGATTTTTAATGAAGCTGGAGATAATTATGATTTTAGGGTGGAAGGATTAACTAATCCAAATATGATAACCATAGATGCATCACAAGATAAAATTTTAATAGGCTCACCAACAAGGACTTCTAATAATAATGCAATAATGTTATTTAATACAGTCGAAGACGATTTAATTTCAGCACACCTCTCAAATGTGGAGGGAATAATAGGACACTTCGGAGGAAATGATTTTGGATTTTCTGCAAATATAAAACCATCAACAGATGCCCAAATAAGAGCGGGTTATGCAGGTTCAAAAATTGAATCAGGAATTGAATTAATTAAACTAAGCACTATGAATACAGCAGGAACTATAACAGAAAGAATGAGGGTTCATACCAACGGCAATGTAGGAATAGGAACAGCTAGTCCTAATGTTACTTTAGATGTTGTGGGAACAGCAGCTAATGGAGATGATAAATTCGATATGATGTTAGATTCTCAAACTAATGATGGATTAAGTGGAGGAATGATGCTACGAGGTTTTCTACCTAGACTTGCTTTTGATGACCAATCAACTGGAGCTAATTGGATGGATATGCGTATGGATGGTAATGACCTTATTTTCGGAGGTGGTGATAATACAGATATATTTTCAAGAACTGTTGATAATATTTTATTTTTATCATCTGATACTGGAAATGTAGGGCTTGGAGTAATTAATCCTACAAAGACTTTACAATTAGGAGCAAGTGATGATGTTTGGATAACAGATGGTTCTATTTGTGTAGAAAATTCTGGTGGAACTAATTGTGCTGGTTCAACAGATGGTGTAGTTTACGCTGATGACTTTGTAGAACATTCAAGACCAATACCAGAAGGTGATGCTTTAAGTGTAATTATGAATATGAAGAATAAAGAAGATGGCACACTAGACCATAAGAGTTTTCCTAGTTATGTTTCAAATGAAGTTTCTTGGGAAGATACTTACGAATATAAGTATGATGAAAAAGGAGCAACTACTACTGAAACTTTAATTAAGGAGTCTGGAAGCAAAGTAAATGAGGGTGTTTCTCTTTCAAGTCAGATTAAATATTTGATTAAAGCTGTACAAGAACTATTTACTAAAGTCCAGTTGGCTCTTGGTTGGAATCAAGATAATGAAGACAGGATTGAATTGTTAGAAAAAGAGAATGAAGCTCTAAAGACTCGTTTAGATAAATTAGAACTAACTAATGAATTAAGTAAATAGATATGACAGAAGAAGAAATAAAAAAGAAGATTGAATTTATTGAAGACCTAATTCATCAAGCTGGTCAATCTATTAAAGAATTAAAAAGGGAACAACTATGTCAGAAGAAAGGTTAGCCGTCATTCAACGCATTGATGATTTTGAAAAGTTCGTTGGTTCAAAATTTGATGACAATAAAGAACAGCATACTACCATAATGAATAAGCAGGATAAAACAAATGGTAGAGTTAGAAGCCTTGAGATGTGGCGGTCAATGATTATTGGTGGTTTAATAATTCTTAATATGATTGTTGTTCCAATAGGAATTTATATTTTAAAAGAAATTTTATCTAATGAAATTATAACAACATCAGCGTGTGCAAATTCAGAAAAACAATTAGCGAAGAATTTAAACTACTAAAGGTAGAACTTTATTATCTACGGAAACGAATTAAATGGTTAGAAAAGAAAGCTGGAATAAAATGTCCTCATTGTCACTTAGAATATTTAGATAATAACCAAATTGCCTGTGAAGATTGCGGTAGAGTATGGGACAGGTGGAATGTATTAAGCGAATAATATGAAAAACTATTTAAAATCAGACCCAGACCCACCAGTCATTGTCTTGGTTTCAATTCTAATAGTGATAACGATTGGTTTAGTAATTTACAATCGTTTACAATAGGTGTTTACAATGTTCATTCTATAGGTTTACAATAGTCACTTGCCAGTTCAGCCTTGTCTGGACTTATCAAAATAAGAGTGCAGTTAGGCTCCTTGTAGGTACCCCCATACAAATAAGGAGCTGAGCTGGGAGGTGATTACAATGTTCATTTTAGGGGTTTACAATAGTCATTTCCCAACTTAATTTCTTTGACGGAATCGTGGGCGAAAAGTAGTTTAAGCCACGACCAGCGAAATTCTGGGTGAAAAAACTAGAAACTATGTTTTAAAGGAATTAAGTCTGGAGGTGATTACTATGGACAATGAATGTCTCTGCGAGTTTGCCTCTAGTTGCCCGATTCACCAAGACGGACAAGGATGTGTGCTAAAGCACAACCGCATCTGGGTGATGAATTGTAGCGAGTGGCAAAAGTTTGACGAATCGGCGAACGCCACAACAAGAATAGAAAGGAAAGTGTTAGTAGCACAAGACGTAGGTTGCGACTGACGCAAGTTCTTTAAGCTCTTGGGATGGAGCATATTATGAAAACCAGCTACGGGGACAAATCCGTAGGTCAAATTCAAAAGGCTCCCTCCCACCCTTTTCTTATGAAACTACTACTACAAACAATTGACCATATCAAAGGTATCTTACGATTAATTTTTACATTATGAAAAATATGGGCTTCAATCCAAAATTAGAAGTAGAACACTCATCTGTAGAGGATTATGTTTTAGGGTCAACCAAAACTTTAACTGGTGTAGCTGATAAGATTTCTGGTATTGTTGGTGCAGTCTATGCTTGGCCTAGCCCCAAAGATGGTGTTTATCCAAGAGTATTAAATAAAATTAATCACGCTATTGATTTTGTTAATGAGATGTCAAAAAAATATCTACCAGACGGAACAGTCCAACGAGGGAGTCAAGATTGGATGAACTGTGCTACCAACGCACCTTTAAATGAGTTAGAAAAACAATTTAACTATGCTATTGAAAAAGGATTTTTTACCGATGGTTTAGTTGAGTGGTTTAAAGAGGTTGGGTTTATTAATAATGGAAAGTTTGAAATAGCAGATGCTTTCAATACAATACTTTCAGGCACTACAAGAAATGGTAACTCACTTAAATCCCCGATTGAGTCTATAAGAATTGACGGCATAATTCCTAAGTCAGTATTGCCTGATAGCAAATCAATGAACTGGAGTCAATACCATAATCCAAATAGAGTCACTAACGAGATGCTAGAACTTGGCCAAGAGGTTAAAAAATATATAGAGTTCGGTTATCAGAAAGTTTCTTATAGTAAATTTAATCAATTCCTAGATATTAAGTGGGATATAATGGATAGTTATGTTGATAGGGTAGACGGTGACTTTATAAAGAGATTGGCATCAAATTATAATATAATGTCTTATGGATATCACCTAACTATTAACCAAATTAATGAACCTAAAAAAGAGGAAAATAATATGAAAGTAGAAATTGAAGTAGTTAAAAAACTTAATTCACCAGACTATCTTTTACGAGATAAAAAAGAACCTAGTATATGGCACAGACTTGGTAATGAAAAAGTATTTACAGCTATAGCAGGGGACTTCCCTGAAGAAATTGAGGAGTTAGATATTGCTGACGAGAATATTAAAGATCCAATTTACTTTAGCAGTTCTTTACTAGATATAATTGTTAGTTTCTTTTCTAAACTAAAAGGTAATTAATTAAGATAAAATTGTATGAACGAACAACTTAAAAAGAGACTGTTATCTCTATTATGGAGAATGGGAGCTGTAGGTGCTGTAGCAGCAATTGCTGTCCTCACAAAAGCGTTACCTGAGTTAGCAGACTTAGGTGTCCCAGGTTTAGTCACAGCTTTCCTTGGTTTAGCTGTAGCAGAAATAACCAAATTTTTAAACAAGAAGTACAAATTGGGTGGTAAAGTTTTAGGTGCTATTAAAAGAAGTTAATTATTAAATACTAATTTATGATTGACGAAGAAAAACAAGAAGAAGTAGCTGAAGAAGCTACAGAAGAAGAAGTGGAAGCAGATGTTCCTACTTTGTAGGTAAAAAAAAGACCGTATAATTTGCCTTATTTTATACGGTCTTTTTTTTATTTCAATTCACAAGTTATACCATAGGTTTTAGCAAACTTTTCAGTTATACTTTTTCTACCTATGTTATCTTTCATAAATATCCAATGTTCTATTTTAATCATATAGAATCTCTTGCACCCTCGTTTATAGAACTGAACTACTACATATCCTGGATCATCTACCATTGTGAAGCAATCGAATGGCTTTGGTGCAGGGTCGGAGTCGGGTAGCTTGTATGAGACGCTGTTATTGCTCAATCCTAGCTCCTGGTGAGGCTTTAGGGCGTTAAAGGGTATAAACCCCTTCTTAGTAAACTTCAGTTCAAATCGAGCTGTTTCTTTGATATTATACTTGCACCATTTGCTGAACTTTGTTTGGAAGTCTTTTTCTAACATAGGAATAATTTATAGAATAAATATATTAAACTAAGGTCTGCTATTACCCCAGCTACTATTAAAAAGTTTAGAAATCTATCTGTCATAATTGTTTCTTTAGCCGTTCAGCACTATCTAAAATAAAATTAGCCATTGCGTGCATTCCAGCTTTGAAATTAACAGAATAATAATTATCGTTTACTCCTTTTTTTTCTTTTTCGTGAATTATTTCCTCAAACTCCTCAATCAGTAGGAGGGCAAGTTCCTTTTGGGAGGTGATAAGTTTCTTTTCAGCTTCTATTAAACACCTTCTCAAAGTTTCTTCACACCCTCTACTTTCATACCAAACTTCAGCAGCTATTTCATCTTGAATAATCTTATGTATTTTCTCAGCACTAAGTTGTATTTTTTCTGTGATGTTTAACATACTCATACTTTTCCAGTTAATTTATTAACGATGCTATTTATTTCTTGGATTCGTTGGTTGTAGCCTTTTTTCCAACCGCTTCTGTGGGAATTAAGTTTAAAATGTCCTTTATCTTCCTCCCCAACAAACTCCTCAATAATAGAATTGGCAAGTTCCTTTTGGGAGGTGATGAGGAAGTCTTTAAAGTTTTTAGCTTCAAATTCTTCAAATTCTCTTGGAAAATCACCAATAACTTTATTATTTCTTAGACGATAAACTTCCATTGGAAATTCTTTATCAAAAGCCTCAGCACTAAGTTGTATTTTTTCTGTGATGTTTAACATAGGGGTTAAATTTTATCACTCAATAATCCTTTTATCTCATCTAATTCTTTTGAATACTGATGAGAATAAGCACTTGGCTCTACAATCTTAATAATAAGAA